GCCAGTAGGTATGTCAAAAATAATTCCTGTTGGTATAAGATATCTCCACTGAGGTATCATATCAATACAATCTTGGTCTAAAATCATCTCTTTTTTATGACCATATTGATTATATGCTATGACGGTTTCACCTTTTCTGAGATATGCATTAAGATCAAAACATGCTGATTTTTCTGTTGCTAATGCTGGTATCTCAACATCATTATGCAAACGAAAAACCCCTAATTTTTGTTGTATTTTAATTGAATCCACGGTACTCCAATAATCAACTGAATCGCCCATATCAGGACTTCTTGCCAATATTATATTTGGGAGTAAGTGTCCACTCTTCTTTCTCTGAAAATGAAAGTATTTTTAATTGATTAAGAGATACAACAGGATCTTTTGTTTTTTCTGGTTCAACTATTGTAAGCAATTCCCATTCTGCTAAAAGATTTGTAATTGTATTTCTTCTTGCAATATCATTTTCTGAAAAATTTGTAGGCTTACCATCTAGTGCAAACAATTCCTTGAAATGCACAATATAATATTTCTGTTGTTTGTGTAGAATATGACAAGACTGATATAATGTCTTATCTTTGCGTGATGCGACACCAATACGTGTTAGTGTCTCTTTGATTTTAAGGAAGTCATCAGATTCCTTAATAGTGACCTCTATCATTTGGTCGACACCATAAGTCATTTCACTCCTTTCATTCCGCCCTTATCTAAAACTATCTTCATCTGCTCTATATCTTCGGTTGTCAATAAGGGTAAAACTTCTTTTGCTCGTTTAATACTATAACCATAAAATTCCATAACGATTTCTAATAGTTCAGATTTCTCTGCTTTGTGCCATTTAGAGAATCGTTTCTTCTTCCTTATGATATTTAGTAAGTAGGAGTTTTGTAGTTTCTTGTCAAGATGATGTCGAATATTCATCTCATTTGCATCAATAATAGTATCAAGAAAATACGATAGACCACGATTAATAATGAAAGGATTATATTTCTTTTCAACCTGATGGTCAATATCATCAACCATCAGGTCTTTTTTACCTTGATTTATTTCATTCAGAAAGTCAAATGGTGTCATAACATATTTTTCGCATCTGGTTGTTCCATTTTCTGTTTCATTAATCTTCTTTGTTGCTCAACTGCACCTTTTTGACTACATTGGCGTGAAACACCACTAATCTCGTTTACAAATTCAGATGTAGTAGTTGAGTCATTATTCAACCTCTCAAATGTTTCAAGATCATATCTTCGTTCCATTGTTTCTATAATACATGTTGAGACCTCAAACAATGTCTCTGGTAGAAAGGCTTGTCTTACTGCAGGATTCCATGACAATTTAGAAAAAGTCAATGAAATCCAAAAGTCTTTTCTTTCTTCTGGCCAACTAAATTGTTTTTGAGGTAAAGAAACCGTAGCATTATCTGCAGGTTTGATTTCTTCAGTTTTATACGTACATCCATAACCAATACCTATCACCAAAGCCATAGCAAGTATTGATTGCTTAAACATTTAGTTCCTTAATTGAACTGACATTCTACCATTACTTCTGTAAGGCAAGCCACTAGATTCAATTCTTGGTCGGCCGCAAATGCAGATTTGTATTGATAGTCTGCCAGTATGAGTATTAATTGCGGAATTGAAGATTGTTGGACATACTCGGATGCAACATCATAGATCTTGCGAAAGATTTTCTGAGGATCATTATCAACATTATCTGCAACCCATTTACGAACATCATTAAACTTTTTCTCTTTCAACGCCCACATCAATTCTTTAAGATTGACTTCAGCAACTTGAGAGAGTATACCAGCATCAATTTTACCAGATGACGAATATTTCTGAAGTTCGTTTAGCACTCTCCTGTTATCAGGAAAATGTTTCATAATGACTTCAGCAACTACCTTTTTATCGTACTCTATCTTCTCTTCGTCTAATATATATCCTACACGTTTCATAAATGCACCAGCCATTCTTTGTTTGTCATCAGCAATGACCTTGAAGTCAATGACCTGACATCTTGAATGCAATGGTGATATAATACGATTTGCGTAATTACATGTAAGAATAAAAGTACAGTGCTTCTCAAACTCTTCAATGAAGGCTCTCAAAGCAGGTTGTGTAGATTGTGGATTTAGATAATCTGCTTCATCAAGTATTACGACTTTGCTACCACCATCAAAACTCATAGTAGAAGCATAGCCACGAATCTTAGTTCGCAGAACATCAATACCTGATTCTTCTGAACCATTAATAAACAAGTAATCGCACCCAATCTCATTACAAAGTGCCTTTGCAATAGTGGTCTTACCAGTACCTGGACCACCATTGAGAATGAGATTAGGAATACGACCTTGAGATTTTATACCCTCAAATACTTGTTTAATATGGTCTGGTAGGATACATTCTGAAATTTCTTTGGGACGATATTTTTCGACCCAAAGAAATGACTCACGATTTTGCATTATTAACCCTCAAAGTTTGAGTTTGGTTCAATTGCTACATGATATGTTAATTTACCGTCATCAGACTCAAATTTAGAAAGACCACGAGCAGAAACAGATACAGTATAATTTCTACTCATCAATTTACTGAAATTTTCTACCTTGAAAATCATAGAAAATGTCTTATCAGTTTCACCGATATCATAACTGAACTTGTCACTCATAGTGTTTTTGCTTTCACTTGCAACAAGTTTGATACGAGAACTGTCACCAACGATTGCAATCTCTGGCACACCAAGAACAAGTGCCGCCTTGACTACCGAATCATATACGGTGCTTGACATCTTGAATGTCACATCTACAGAAGGCAATGCTACCTCTTTGTTAGGTGGTCTCACAACTAGACTTGCATCACAATAAGAATAATTCACCTGTGTTTTGTCACTTGTGAGAGTTAGATATTTGTCCTCAAATGAGATTTCAGGACTCTCAAAAAGAGAGTGAGCACCGAGAAATTTGTTGAGGTCGTAGATACCGAAATCAGAAGGAAATTCTTCTTCAACCGTTGCATCTACAAGTATCGACTTTTGTGGCGATACTGTCTTGATTGTTTTACCTTGCTCAAAAAAGATACCATTATTAATGGCAGAAAAGTTTTTAAGAACTGCAAGGGTTTCTTCACTTAATTTCATAACAACTCCATATTGATTTAGTATTGTGCATATTATAGCATATTACGTTCATTTGTCAACTATTTTTCTTAACTTTTTTTCTACGTTCCTTTCTTGATTCGCTTTGTTTTTCTATATTCTCAATCTCTTGAACCGCTCTCGCATTTTCAATTTCTGATTTTCTATCATTTCTCATTTGTTGTGCTTGTTGCATATTTCTATTTGCCCATTCATTAGATGTATCAACTCTACCAAGATCTGCCATAGTACCATCAAAAACATACGTACCAATATGACCCAATTTCATCCATGGACATAACCAAATCTTAATACCAATATGTCTTGCCAATTGACAAAAAGCATAATCTTCTGAAAGATATCTATCAGACTGATTTGATGATCCCATAGGCATGTATTTATCATTATCAATAACAGTATCAAAATATGCATGAATGTATCGATCACCCTTAAAATGTTCAGAACGATTGTGATCTGGTTTATACTGAAATTGAGGATATGCTTCTTTCCATTGAGCAAAAACTTCTCTTCTACACATCATGAATCCTGTACCGATTTCTAATACTTCGACTGGTTCTTGAATCTGAAGTTCTGTAGTTCCTTGGACTGGATTGAATACAAAATCACCTGTAAACTTTGATAGTTCATTAGGATCTTCATCAGCAATACCTACATCAACTGCGGTACGAATACGCTCCCATGCAATACATTTTTTACCGTATGGACCACCTATGATAGGTTTATCTTCTTGTTGTGAAAGTACCGCAAGAGACAAAACATCTTTTGGATTAAAATTAATATCCGCATCAATAAACATTAAATGCGTAAATTCTTCCGCTCTTAAAAACTCATCTACAAGATAATTTCTTGCTCTTGTTATGAGTGATTCATTGAATATGAAGAAAAATCTACATTCAACTCCATAGTTTGCACACATTGTAGCGAGGTCAATAGCGGCTTTGGAATACATGCCAGCACATTGTCCACCATACATAGGTGTTGCCACAAATAATTTAATTTTTTGCAAGTCACTTGATTTCACTTCTATATGCACATTACTCCTTATACATGCGGTTCAGTATGACCATGAAGGTCTTCAATTTTCATATTGTCAGTATGACATTTATTATGTTGAATTTTTTTCTTTGGCCATATAAGAGCATATGCCATTGTAGTTAAAGAAACCACGGCTACAATCACCATGGCTATAAACATCATCATGAATATCATTTTTTTGGTCCGTACATAGATTTTGTAACACCAATTAAAAATATAACACTTACACCAATTCCGCAGGCAAAAATGACTGCGGAATTTGGATCATTAAAAAAATCAATCAGTCCCATTCTCCTCTCTCCCAGTTTCAATAACTCTGAAAGCACCTAGAATTGACGGGACCCAAAGACCTACATAGATACCATAAAGTTTGGCATCATAATGGTCCATAAAGAAAAACAAATAAATTGAGAGTGCTAATGATAGCACGGTTGCAATTAAAACATATTGATGTGATTTTTTCATTCTACCTTTCATTATTACCAAGTTGTATCTGCAATTGCAGATGTTCCCATACCAGATGATTTAGTATCACCTAATTTTTTTAAGATATTTTCGGGTTTTGTGATTTCGTATGGATCACTGTCAAGACCCATTTGATTAATACCTTCTTCTTGCCACACTTTTTCTACTTCCATGTCGTTGATCACCATAGCATATCTCCAACTACGATAACCAAAGTTTTGTGCTGGCTTCCATACCAACATATTCATGTCTCTTGTGAATTCACCACTACCATCAGGAATCATTTTGACATTTTCTATTTCATGTTTTTCTGCCCATGCATTCATAACAAATGAATCATTAACAGAGAGACAATATACCTCATCTATACCTTTTGACTTGAAATCGTCATATAGTGCTTCCAGCCCTGGAAGTTGCATCTCACTTCATATAGGTGTAAATGCACCAGGTAAAGAGACTACTAATGATCTCTTACCAGCAAAATATTGGTGAGCGGTTTCAATGAACCAGTCAGACCCTTTTCTAATCTTCCAATTAGTATTAGGAACTTTCATTATTCTCCTTTTCTAGATGTTCTACCATGCCATTATAGTCACCTACAAACTCTCCTTTGATAAGAATTTGTGGAACTGTAGTTGATTTGGTGTTTTTCATAACTTCACCAAAAAAACGCTTATCAGAATTGATGACTGTATATTTCAGTCCTTTTTCTTCTAGATATTCTTTTGCTTTATCGCACCATTGACATTCGGGAACTGACTGGTGCCTTATGATTACGTTCCCTGTTAAATTAACTTGCATAATATTCTCACGAGTAAATAAAAAAATAGGCGAGTCTTTTGGACTCACCTATTATTTATGCATCAATTAGAAAGGTGTTCTGTCATCAGAATCAACTTGGGATTCACCTCCTTCTGGAGTCTCTTCTGAAGGTTTTACAACATCACCATCAACCTTGGTGTACAGGTCAAGAAACGCCTGTTTTGTTTCGTCATCAAAACGATTGACACAAAGTTGAATCGCCTTCATTCGGTCACCGAAAATCTTGAATGCATTTACGATGTGAACAAGGCGTCTGGTAGCAACGATTTCATCAATGCCACCATCATAAAATGTCTTGCGGATGATGTCGGCCCAATCAACAAGTTTTTGTGCAAACTCATCATCAAGACACCCAAGTGACTGCATGATACCAACGAGGATTTTCTTCTCGGTAGCAGGAGTAGGATACTCTTGCTCAATGGTAATCGCAAAACGCTCAAGGAAAGCCTCATTGAGGATGTTAGTACCGATGAAACGGCCATCATCAGAGCCTTTACCTTTAGTGTTTGCGGTAGCAATCACATTGAAACCAGTCTTGGGTTTGACAAAACGATTAATCTTTTTGACATAAACACCTTTACCCTCAAGAACTGGTTGCAAACACATGATCTTGTTTGATGCAAGATCAACTTCATCAAGAAGCAGAATAGCACCACGGTCCATGGCTTGAATGACAGGACCATCTTGCCATACAGTTTGACCGTCAATCAATACGTAGTGACCGAGAAGATCATCTTCATCAGTCTCAATGGTGATATTGACACGGAACAATTCACGTTTGGCTTTGGCAGAAGCCTGTTCAACAAGAAAAGTTTTACCATTACCAGACAGACCAGTAATGAAACCTGTATAAAACAGATTTGATTTGATGATATTGTATATGTCCTTGAACTGACCAAACGGAACAAATGTTGGGTCAATTTCAGGTACAAAACTAACATCTTCAGTATTAGTGATAGATGCAGGAATTGAAGGTTCAATACGTGTGACCTTCTCATCAACTTTTGTTGCGATCATAGCAGGTTCTGCGGTTAGAGGTGCGGTAGTGCTTTCACTCATAACTACTGCACCATTGGCGGCAATAGTTGGTAAACGATAAACACCACGAGACATGCGAAGCACATCAGATTTTTGCAACCATTGCACGGATAATGAATTACCGTGTTTTTGTTGCAATTCTTTAATGCCTTTACTGTCAATAGTATCGGTAAAACCTTCAGCCATTGCCAGTTCAACAAATTGTTTTTGTTTATCACTTAGAACCATATTGCCTCATTACGAAAGGGTTATTTTTTCACTCACATTAAGTATTGTACCAAATTATTCAGAATTGTCAAGGGTTTTTTCTGCAATATCTCTAATTGCCATCTCTTTTGCAAATAAAATATCGCCCCATTCTTTTTCTGTATAATACTCTTCATCGGATTCTTTTTCTTCTGACATTTTGTCACCTCTATGCTACTTGTTCAATGAATTTGTTAAGAATTACACGGTTGCGTAATTTTTTACGGTTCATTTTTCTGAAAGCGGTACGAATTGCAGATTTTTTAGAACCAGCATCAACTTTATCAAGTTCTGATCTTTCATCAATCTGCAAGTCTGAACCATCTTTAATTATATAGAGGTTGTCGTAACCGTCAATCTCAGCAACAAAGCACTTTTCTTTACGCCATGAATCCATCATGTTCTCAAATGATTTGTTATCAGTTGAGTAATAACTTGCTTTGGTACGGTCAAGACGATTGACAAGAAAGAAACCGATGATGTTTGCACCAGTTGCTTCACGTAAAGAATTGAACAACATTTCGGTAGTTGCTCGGTGAGAAGCAGACCAACCCAATGTTTTGGATCGTGTAACTTCTGACTTTG